TGATAAAGCAAACATAGCAAACACAATTGCATCTGGTGCATATGATAAAGCCAACACGGCTAACATAACCGCAGACGCTGCTTTCGCTCTAGCTAACGTAATTAATCTCATAGCTAACCTAGCATACGATAAAGCTAACACAGCTAACACAACTGCAGACTCTGCCTTTGCTAGAGCCAATGTTGCTAATTTAATTGCCAATCTAGCATATGATAAAGCTAACACAGCTAACACAACTGCAGACTCTGCCTTTGCTAGAGCTAATGCAGCTAATCTTATTGCCAATCTTGCATATGATAAAGCTAATAGTGCTAATATAATTGCTTCTGGTGCATATGATAAAGCCAATGCTGCTAATGGTATTGCTTCAAGTGCATATGATGCACAAAATGTCACATTAGTCATAGCTAATTCTTCATTTGATAAAGCTAATAGTGCTAATATAATTGCTTCTGGTGCATTTGATAAAGCTAATGGTGCAAACGTTATAGCATCTGGAGCATATGATAAAGCTAATGTTGCTAATGTAATTGCATCTGATGCTTATGACAAAGCCAATATTGCCAATGTAATAGCTATCAGTGCGTATGATGCACAAAATGTTACATTAGTTATAGCCAACGTTGCATTTGATAAAGCCAATGTTTCTAACGTTATTGCATCAGCAGCATACGATAAAGCTAACATTGCAAACGTAATTGCATCAGGTGCATATGATAAAGCTAATAGTGCAAATATAACTGCAGATGCTGCTTTTGCCCAAGCCAATGCTGCCAACTTAATTGCTAATCTTGCATATGACAAAGCTAACACAGCAAACGTGTTTGCGGTTGCAGCTTTTGATAAAGCTAACACAGCTAACACAACTGCAGACTCTGCCTTTGCTAGAGCTAATGCAGCTAATCTTATTGCCAATCTTGCATTCGATCAAGCTAATACAGCAAACGTAATTGCATCAGCAGCATTTGATAAAGCTAACACAGCAAACGTAATTGCATCAGGTGCATATGATAAAGCTAATAGTGCAAATATAGTTGCATCAGCAGCATACGATAAAGCTAACATTGCAAACGTAATTGCATCATCAGCGTTTGATCAAGCCAATAGTGCTAATGTAATTGCTTCTAATGCATATGATAAAGCTAATAGTGCAAATATAGTTGCGTCATCAGCGTTTGATAAAGCTAACGCAGCATTTCCATCAACAGGCGGAACTATTTCAGGCGATGTTTCTATTTCAGGAAATCTAATTGTAATAGGAAATTCTACAGTTTTCAATGTTTCTTCACTAGTTATTAATGATCCTTTAATATTTTTGGCAAATAGCAACTATTTTTCTGATTTAGTAGATATTGGTTTTGTTGGACATTATAATGATGGAGTAAATGCACATACTGGATTTATTAGAGATGCAACCAGTAAAGAATATCTTATATTCAATGGATATACTCCAGAAATCGTAGCAAATGACATAATTAATATTGCACATCCTTCATTTGCATTATCAAATGTGAACGCAAATTATTATAAAGGTAATTTAATTGCCAATACTGTTGTAATTGCAATTTCTTCGACAGTAGCAGGTGTAAATATAGTTCCAACACTTTCTATAGCATTTGATAAAGCTAACATAGCTAATGTGTTTGCAACATCAGCATTTGCTGCTCAAAACATAACATCTGGCTTAGCCAATGCTGCTTATGATCAAGCTAACACAGGTATAGTAAATGCTGGAGCTGCATTTGATAAAGCCAATATTGCTAACGTAATTGCATCAAATGCATACAATCAAGCTAATGCTGCAAGAGATTTGGCAAATACATCTACTATTAGCGGTGGATCTTCATATGATCAAGCAAACACAGCGCGAACACATGCGAATGGTGCATTTGGTCAAGCTAACGTAACTGCAGCAATAGCTAACGCTGCATTTGCTAAAGCTAATAGTGCAAATATAACTGCAGATGCTGCTTTTGCTAGAGCTAATGCGGCAAATCTGATTGCTAATCTTGCATTTGATAAAGCTAATACAGCAAACGTAATTGCTGTTGCTGCATTTAATAAAGCTAATAATGCACAAACAACCAATTCAATTGTATTCATTTCAGATACGCCGCCGTCAGGAATTAGCAATGGAACACTTTGGTGGAATTCAAGCGACGGATCATTGTATATAAGATATGGTGATGGTAATAGCACTCAATGGGTTGTAACATTTGGTCAGGGCAGTGGTTCTGCTATAAATGCGAATTCTACAGTGGATGTTACAACAATTGCTAATCTAGCATATGATAAAGCAAATAGCGCAAACGTAATTGCTGTTGCTGCATTTAATGCGGCAAATAGTCCTTCAAATGCAGTATTAAAAACTGGTAATACAATGACTGGCAATCTTGTCATGTCATCCGCAAATATAACATTTGTAACAGCAGTTAATTCGGGCATTTATTGGGCAGGTACTGGATCATCATTTATACATTCACCTGCGGCAAATACAATTGTTTTTGGAACATCTTTACTTGAAGACATGCGTCTTGATTCAAGTGGAAGATTGGGTATAGCAACAGCAACTCCTAGAGCAAAGTTTGATATAATTGGTTCATCTGTTGGTAGCGTAACAACATTGACTGATGGTGCTACTATTACGCCAGACTTTGCATCAAATAATTATTTCACAGTAACGCTTGGTGGTAATAGAACTTTAGCTAATGCCACGAATACTGTCATCGGCCAAGCTGGTGTGATTTATCTTGTACAGGATGGAACTGGTGGTAGAACTGTTGCATTTGGTGGTGCATATCGATTTACTGACAATGCTGCACCAACATTGACGACTACTGCAAATGCTGTCGATGCTCTTGTGTATTCAGTTAGAACTGCAAATTCTTATGTTTGTCAAGTCATATACAATGTTGGTAATAGAAATGATACGTGAGAAATTATCATGATACCAGGAAGTATTCCTCTTATTTTGGCGGGTGGTGGAAGTTATCAAATTAATAACTCATTACGATTTCGTAGTGGAAATAGTGGTTTTTTGAGTCGAACTTCTGGTGCTTCGCCAACTAATGATAAAATTTTCACTTGGTCTGGGTGGACTAAACTTGGACGAACAGTAGAGGCAACTACAGACTATGGTGAACTTGTTAATGGATATACCGCATCAACAGATGCCGGTTTTGGGGAATTATACTTTTATAATGGAGCGTTGAGATTTTCAGGTGCAGTTTCTGTTTGGCGCAACTCGACCGCAGTTTTTCGCGATCCTAGTGCATGGTATCATATTATCCTATCAGTAAACACCACCCAAGCAACTGCTGCTGATAGAATTAAAATTTATGTAAATGGAACTCAAGTAACTTCTTTCACGACTAGTAATGATCCAACACAAAATGCAACAGTTGGAATAAACAATGCATCTACAGCAATACGTATAGGAAGGGACAATGCTGCGTCTTCCACTAGAAACATGGATGGCTATATGGCTGATGTCTACTTCATCGATGGTCAAGCCCTAACGCCATCCTCTTTCGGTCAGACGAACGCAGAGACCGGCGTGTGGGTGCCTAAGAAATATGTTGGTACATTTGGAAATAATGGATTTTTTCTTGAGTTTAAGGATGCATCTGCCGCTTCGAATACAGCAATCGGAAAAGATAGTAGCGGAAACTCAAATCATTTTACTCCTAGTGGTATTTCAGTAACTTCTGGAAATACCTTTGATCAGATGACTGACACCGCAACTAATAACTTTTGCACTCTAAATCCCCTAGACAAATCTGCAGCTGTAACTTTTTCTAGCTCAACATTATCAATCACAGGAGGATCAGCTGGCGGCGGTAGCACATTTAGCCAAACAGGAACAACTTTTGGTATACCAAGAACTGGAAAATGGTATTTTGAATTTTCAAGAGATACCGCTGGAGCCGATGCGAATGGTTTCGGCGTAAATATAACAAGAAACTATAGGGGCGGAAACGGCTGGCCGACTACACGAAACAACGATGGTTATCCTGGATATTATTCTTTTGAATGGGGATTCGCAATAAGCCATGATGTTGCTTCAAATAATATAACATGGAGAAATAATTTTATTGTTACCGGTGCAGCTGTTGCTACAAATTCAACTTCCTCAACTGCAACAACCGCAGTATATGGATTCGCAATAGATTGTGATAACAGCCTTGCTTATTTGTATGAAAATGGTTCTTTAAAAACAAATTCCAATGGATTGTCATTTACACATCCTGGTTCAGATGCAATTTTTGCTATTTTCAAATCAGATCATATAGTTTCAGTAAATTTCGGTCAACGCCCATTTGCATACACCCCGCCCACCGGCTTCAAGGCCCTGAACACCGCGAACCTCTCGGTTCCGACGATCAAGAAGCCAAGCACGCTGATGGGCATCGCGGCGTACACCGGCAATGGCTCGACGCAGTCGATCTCCAGTTTGACATTCCAACCTGACCTTGTGTGGATCAAGAGCCGCAGCGCAGCCACGACCACAAACATCTTTGATAGCCAGCGTGGAGTACAGAAGGGTATTCAGTCTACTGGGCCAAATGCAGAATACACCGATGCAAATACTCTTACTGCATTCAATAGCACGGGATTTTCACTTGGTAGCGATGCGTCAAGCCGTGGTGTAAATATCAACACTAATACCTATGCAGCGTGGAATTGGAAAGAAAGCAACAGTGCTGGGCTTGATATTGTCCTTTACACGGGAAATGGTGGTGGTGCAAGAAACATTGCTCATGGACTTGGCGTTGCTCCTAAGTGGATGTTCGTGCGCGGGCGCGATGCTCGCGTGTGGGCTGGCTGGCACACCAACCTCACAAGCGCAGCGTACTACATGGATCTCGGCACCGCTGCTGCGGAGTTCGTGGACACGACGATGTTCGACAGCACCGCGCCTGATGCGAGCAACTTCCGCGTCGGCTCCTACAACAATATCAACGCCGTGAACTACGTCGCGTATCTCTGGTCAGAGGTTGCGGGGTTCTCTCGCTTCGGCAGCTACGTCGGCAACGCCAGCACGGACGGTCCTTTTGTGTGGTGCGGCTTCTCGCCCAAGTGGATCGTCATCAAGGCGCGCAGCATCGCCACTTCGTGGATGATCTTCAATCCGACAGGGACCAGCCCAAACGAGGCGATCTTGCGCGTGCTGACTGACTCCGCTGTAGCAGAAACGTCCAACACCTACGGCATCGACTACCTGTCGAACGGCTTCAAGGTCCGCGCTCCGAGCGGGTACAGTATCAACAACTCAGGCGAGACCTACACGTTCGCCGCGTTTGCCGAAGCTCCATTCAAATATGCTAGAGCAAGATAAGAGGAAAAAATGTTTTTGCTAGACGGAAAAGTTCTAAACGTAGATGTTCCTTTCAATCATAACGGAATACAATATCCTGCAAATTGGCTACGCTTCACAACACTTGAAGAAAAACAAGCAATAGGCATAACCGAAGTGCCAGATCCAATAAGACCGGATGACCGTTTTTATTACGTCAACACCGACGGCACTTCAATGCCAAAAGATCTTGATATGCTAAAAACAAACTTTAAAAAACAAATGGATCAAATAGCATATTCAATGCTATTGCCTACGGATTGGTATGTCATTCGTAAACAAGAAGCAAACGTAGCAATACCAGAAAATATATCTACATTTAGAACAAATGTGCGCGCGGCAGCCGAGACAAATAAAACATCAATACAAGCAACAGGTACAATAGAAGAATTAATTCTAGTAATGAACAACGTAAATAATGTATGGCCGATAGAATTAGATCAACAAATGTTATAAGTAGTAATCATAGGTAAAAAAAATGGCAATAAATTTTCCTAATTCACCTGTTACAGGCGATACATATACTGTAAATGATCTAACATATTACTATACAGGCACTGTGTGGATTTCACTTGATGTAAAATCCAACAATGCGTTCAATGCTGCAAATACAGCACTTGCAAACGCCGTATTAAAAACTGGTAACACAATGACTGGCAATCTTGTCATGTCTGGCGCTAATATAGCATTTGCAACCGCAACAAATTCGGGAATATACTGGTCAGGAACAGCATTTATACATTCGCCTGATGCTAATACGCTTGTCTTTGGATCATCTTCATCCGAAGATATTCGTATTGATACTGGCGGTAATATAAACGTCGCCGTAGGTTTTTATGTTACCGGAACTGTTTCTGATGCAAGAGCAAATGTTCTCTCTCAAACATTAACTGACGGCGCTTCAATTGCATGGGATGCATCTCTTGGAAGAATTGCCACGGTGACATTAGGTGGAGCAAGAGCATTATCTAATGCGACAAATCTTCGTATTGGAACTTATATTCTACATGTTCTTCAAAATACTTCTGGAAATAGCACCTTGACATTTTCAAATCAATATAAATTTACAGCAAATATTCAGCCATCAATAACTGCAAATGCAAATTCAAGAGATGTGTTTTCTTTTGTATCAGACGGAACAAATATGTACGGTGTAATGATACCTGATGTTAGATCATAAATAAAATAGTCTATATAAGGAATAAAAAATGGCTGTACCAAGTTCTAGAGAAAATCTAATAGACTATTGCAAGCGTCGTCTTGGTTTTCCAGTAATTGACATAAATGTTGACGACGATCAAGTAGAAGATCGCATTGATGATGCTCTTCAGTTTTATCAAGATTATCATTATGATGCAATTCAAAAGATTTATCTAAAGCATTTAGTAACACAAACCGATGTTGATCGTCAATATATTGATATGACTCAAGCTTCTGGAGCGGCTACAGTTGTTTCTGGAAATGCTACGGTTACTGGATCAGGAACTAATTTTGCTGCCGAATTTGCAGCTGGAGTTACCCAGTTGACTATAAATGGAGAAACAAAAACCGTCTTGTCAATTAATGACAAGGGTTCAATGGTTATGAATTCGACATATTCTTCAAGTGCAAATACAGTTCCAATAAATGTTGTAGGTGCAGCAGATTCAATTACTGGTGTTACAAGAATATTCCCCCTATCATCAACAAATGCTACAGTAAATATGTTTGATCTTCGCTATCAGTTGCGACTGCATGAACTATATGACTTTACTTCAACATCATATGTCAATTTCGTGTTGACACAGCAACATCTACGCACATTGGACATGTTGTTCTCTGGTGAACAACCAATTAGATTCAATAGACATCAAAATAGATTATATGTTGATTTGCAGTGGGGCACAGATATTCAAGCCGGTGAGTATTTGATCGTTGAGGGATATAAGATTATTGATCCAAATTCATATACGGACGTATATAATGATCGTTGGTTGAAGAGATATGCTACTGCGCTCATCAAGCGTCAATGGGGACTAAATCTAAAGAAGTTTAGTGGTATTCAGCTTCCTGGTGGTGTTCAGCTAAATGGACAACAAATTTTTGAAGAAGCAGAAAGTGAAATATCTGCTCTTGAACAAGAAATGCAAAGCAAATATGAAGTTCCACCGGAATTTATTTTGGGCTGAGACACTCGGTTTGTATAAATACATCGTGATATTTTTAAGGAGATCGCGATGGAAAAAAATGGATTTATATATTTGTGGTATGATGTAAAAAGAAAAATGTATTATCTTGGTTGTCATTTTGGTATGCCGAACGATGGTTATATATGTTCATCAAATAGAATGAGAGATGCGTATAGAAGAAGACCACAAGATTTTAAACGTCGTATAATTCAAAGAAATATAGATAAAAATAATCTTCTAGAAACTGAATATAAGTGGCTTCAACTTATAAAAGATGAAGAACTTGGAGTCAAATATTACAATTTAATTAATACTAAATTTAATCACTGGACAAATCTAGATGATGAAAAACGATTGACTATAAACGAAAAGATTTCAAAAAATACAAAAGCTGCTATGTCTCGCGATGATGTTCGCGAAAAAATGGAAGCTATTTGGGAGAAGAATAAAGATAGAGTACAAAGTGAGGAAGAGAAGACGAAGAGAGCTAATTCTAATAGGGGTAAGAAAAGAACTGAAGAAACAAAAAGAAAAATTGGTCAAGCTAATAGTATGAGTTTAAAGGGTAGAAAGCTTTCAGAAGAAACAAAGCAAAAACTGAGTGATAGATTGAGTGGTGAAAATAATCCATTTTTTGGTAAGAAACATTCAAAAGAATTACAAGATCAGATAAGCGTGAAAATAAGTGAAAAACTAAAGGGACGTATTCCCAAAAATATTGATATGTTCAAGAATTCTTTTTGGTGGAATAATGGCATAATAAATAAAAGAAGTTCTATTTGTCCAGGAACTCAATGGGTTAAAGGTAAAATAAAGAAAAAAGTATAACAGATGGCAGTAAATCACTACTTCAATAATTTTCCAGGTGTAGTTACGCAAGAACAACTTCTTGCTGAAGATCTTATCATTGAATCCATAAGACAATATGGTGCTGATGTATATTACGTACCAAGAAAATCTTTAAGCGATGAAGATTTGATTTATGGAGAAGATACAGTAAAGCTTTATAATGCTGCATATTCAATGGAAATGTACATTCAATCGGTTGCTGGATTTGAAGGTCCTGGCGAATTCTTTAGCAAGTTTGGTCTAGAAATTAGAGACTCCATTAGGGTAGTTGTTGCTCGTCGCACATACGAAAAGTATGTTCCCGTCGCAACATATCCAAGACCTCGTGAAGGAGATCTTGTTTATATTCCAGCTTTAGCCAATTTATACGAAATCAAGTATGTAGAAGAAGAAAGAAACTTCTATACTCTTGGTCGTCGTCCTCCACTATTTTATTACTATGAATTGAGTATGGAATTGTACAAATTTTCAAATGAAAGATTTGCAACGGGCGTCAAGGAAATTGATGATGTTGGTCGCGCATATTCGTATACCCAAAACATGGCAATGGTCGCTGGAGGAACTGGCGCATACAAGAGAGAAGAGATTGTGTATCAGGGTTCAAGCCTAGCATCAGCAACATCGACTGCGATAGTTAAAAATTGGTTCCCATCAAACAATATGCTACAATTGATCAATATCAAGGGTACTTTTTCTACAGGAGCTAATGTCATTGGATCAACATCAAATGCCAACTTCACATTGACTACATTCAATAGACAAGATTTCGACGGAGTATCTGACGAATTGACAAACAATCTTGAGATACAAACTGATGCAAATGGCATCATTGATTTTACCGAAACTAATCCATTCGGAGAACCTTGATGTCAGGAATATTTGGCAATCATTTCTATCATCGCATAACCAGAAAGATTGTTGTTGCATTTGGATCACTATTCAATGAAATTCAACTTGTGCGATACAATAAGGCAGGAACAACGGAACTTGAGCGTGTTCTTGTTCCCATAGTATATGCACAGAAAGAAAAATTCTATAATCGCATAAAAGGTGATCCAAATTTGCTAAAAAGCATTCAGGTAACACTACCTAGAATGTCTTTTGAAATCTCAGGCGTTGATTATGATCCTTCTAGAAAACAAAGTAGCATGATACGAAACACAAATCTTGCTACTGCTACAAATACAACTCAAAAAACACAGTACATGGGCGTTCCATATAATTATGATTTTAGTCTTTCAATATATGTTCGTAATATTGAAGATGGTTGGCAGATTGTAGAACAAATCTTGCCGATTTTCAATCCCGACTATACCATGACTCTAGATCTTGTTAGCACAATGGGTATCAAGAAAGATGTTCCGATCATATTGAAGTCTGTTAGATATACTGTTGATTCTGAAGGACCACACGATCAAGATGCAACTCGTGTTGTCATATTTGATTTGACATTTACGGTCAAAGCAATGCTATTTGGTCCTATTTCAGATTCCAAGATCATTAAAAAAGCAAATACGAATATGTATGGTACATTCTCAAGCGGAACATCTGGTGGTTCTTCGATATATGTTCTAGATCTTCAATCGGGGGGATTTAGTTCGTTCAAGACCGGAGAAACAATTTGGCAAGGCACTTCATATGAATTTGCTGATGCAAAAGCTGAAGTCATTGAACATGATACATCAAATAGAAAGCTATACATAAAAAATGTGTATGGATCGAAAAATTCGTTTGGTGCTTTTGTAAGTAATGTAGAAATAACTGGCGCGTCATCTGGAGCTAATTGGAATGTATCAAGTTCGTATGTTTCAAATATCAAACTGGTAATTGCAACAGTTGTTCCAGATCCAACAACTGCAAATGTGAATAGCGACTTTGGATTTACGGAAACGATAATAGAATTTCCCAATACACTAGGATTATAATGAGCAAGATTGATGATAACTTGAGTGAGATATTGAATATCGAACCAGTAAAGAAACAGGAAATAGTTCCTGTTCAAGCAGAACCTCAAAATGACACGCAGACAGATTACGATTTAAGTCGTCAAACAATTCGTAATCTTGTTCGAAAAGGTGAAGAAGCACTTGATGAATTGCTCTTTGTCGCTAAACAAAGCGAAAGTCCAAGAGCATATGAAGTTGTTGCTGGTATGATAAAGAACATATCAGAAGTAACAAAAGAATTGATTGATCTACAAAAGAAAATGAAAGAATTGAATGAAGATACACCAAAGTCTTCTAGCGGCGTAAATGTACAAAATGCAGTATTTGTTGGATCAACAGCAGAACTTCAAAAACTATTAAGACAAAACAAAGAACAACAGACCGATGGCTGATACTATTGCATATATGTCCAATCCGAATCTTAAGCGCGCAGGCGTCAAGATTGAATGGACTGAAGACCAAGTCAAGGAATATGTGAGATGTTCCGAAGATCCTGTTTACTTTGCATTGAACTATATCAAGATTGTCAACGTCGATGAAGGTCTTGTTCCTTTCAAGATGTGGAAATTCCAAAAACACATGCTTGAAACATTTCACAAAAATCGTTTCGTCGTTTGTAAAATGCCACGTCAGGTTGGTAAATCTACGACGATTATCGCATATCTTTTACATCAGATTCTATTTCGTGATAACACAAGTGTTGCAATGCTTGCAAATAAAGGATCAACTGCTCGCGAACTATTGAGTCGTCTACAGCTTGCATATGAAAATCTGCCGATTTGGTTGCAACAAGGAATTGTTACCTGGAACAAGGGTAACATTGAACTAGAAAACGGATCAAAAGTTCTAGCTGCTGCAACATCATCAAGCGCAGTTCGTGGTGGATCATATAACATTCT